GTCTGGAGCGTTGGGGATAGATGCCATGAGTGCATTGAAGTTATCCGATGCTGTAGCTGTAGGCCAAAACGCTACCTCGCTCAGGTGTACCTCATTAAGTGTTTCACCACGAGCAATAGCGTCACCACCTGCGGTAGCGACCATGAGACCAGTGTCTAGCTCAGAGAACACGAGTTCCTTGCGTGAACTGTACTTGGTCTGCATCTGAACGGCTTTAGGAACATTAGCATGGGTCCTCTTGTACATATCAAACAAGGACCTTGTAGAGTCAGCGATATGGGCAACCACTAGTCCCTTACGGCCGAACCTATGACTTAGTTTCCAATAGATACGGCCGTGGACATAGGTACTGAAGCCCTGCTGTCTGGCCTTGAGGATGATGATGCGCACCTTGCCTGTAGCCTTTACTTGGTCTTCTATAGCTTTATGAAGTTTCTTCTGAGCTGTATTAAAGACCATAGGTACTAAGGCTTCACCATCCTTAGGTCTAATATGGATGCAATGTCTAGAGTAAAACTCGAAGTCATCTGCGAGTTTCTTTCGAATTACTGCTGGATCACTCATTCGCTAACGATAGATTTCAGCCAGTCCTCGGCACTAGAGACCTTGATGTCCTGCTTTGACGCAGGTTTGGCCATAGTGAAATCAAGGACCAACTTAGCGGCCGCAAGTTTGTCTTTAGCAGTCGAAGCGGAACGCATCGTTGCTACAGTTTCTAACAATGCCTCTGAAGCATATTCATCGAGATTAAGCTTTTGGGCAACCTTCTCTACCATTGGTTTTACTTTCTGTTTCTCTTTCTCTAACTTACGGTGGAACTTAAGACTACTTGCGGGCCGAACGTTAGCCACATAGTAGGACCTCAGAAGACTTGTGCCCGGCCTCTGAAAGACCTTAGTAACCTTCGGCTTATAGTCCTTCAAGGAGACAGTAGGCATATCCACCAATCTACCGTCTCCTAACATTACTCGAGCCATCTATTTACCTCCCGAGACAAATGTACTAAGGAACTTTTGACTCATCAAGGCTCTCTTAGCTTTAATACGATCAGCCTTAGACATGTCTTTGAGTGTTAGTCGAATATGCTCCTTAGCAACCGTAGGGCTGCGAACACTGTTGTTATCCAGGAAGTCATGAAGGCTATCAATCGCACTATGGTTCTTAGGGGAGACCTGAGACTTCAAGTCATCATAGACCGCTGACCTAAGCTCCTTCCGTCTAGCAACGGCTTTAGCATAAGCTCCCGCGTTCCTGATGATGTCTGAGTTACCAAAGCTTTCAGCAGGGCCTCGCACTGCGTGCTCAACAGAGGATGGGCCTTTATCCTGCGTCTTTAGCTCAGCAGAGTGGCCTGTGCCATCTGATTGAACCTCCGAGAACAGGTCAGGACCTGAAGCATTCTCAGGTTTGATCTTGGTTCCTTGTCCCTGCTGGTAAAACTTGAGTACCTTCTTAGCACCAGGTGCTGTAAACTTTCTGAAGAGAGTATCTGCTGCTTTGGTCAGATGGAATGGTGCAGGGTGACCTGCGGCTATAGCGCCGACATTACCTATAAGATTTCCTTCAATAGTATTCATTTGCCCAGGACTAGCAACCTTAGTTTTCTCTAGGACATCCGCTAGTACCGTTCTGGCCTTAGCAAACTGCTGTGCTTCTTGAGGAAGCTGACTGATCACCGATGGTTGTAACGGTCTACCTTGGTCTAAGGCTTGACGGACGCCTGAAGGTAAACTAGAGTTCCTAGGGTCAGACCGCATGTTCTCGTAGGCATACTGAAGTGCCTTAGATGCACCTTTGTTCGTATCAATGTCTACATTGTCTCGGACTACATTGGACAGGACTTTAGCAATGGTTCCTGAAGGGTCTTCCTTAGCCATGTCAAGACCGATGCGGCCTGCTTTACCAACAATTTCATTCCTGAGACCCATGTTTGGCAGAGGATTGAGAGGCACTTTGGTAGCAGCGTGACCTAGGCCACCTATAGTTCCCCCTATAGCCATATCCTGAGCAACCCTAGCAGGGTCAACTTTACCCTCCATTGCTGCCTGATCAATGATAGAGCTAGCACCTTGACCTGCCGCATTGAGACCTGTGGACTTCAGTATACTGCCGCCCCTGAGACCAAAGCGATTGAGGGCACCCATAGCCATATCGGCTGCGGCAACTTTAGCTACATCAGCGAGACCAGGGTCAGCACCTGTGGTTCCTCCTGAGTCCTGAAGTCTATCGAGGTCCTTACCGAAGTTTCTTGCAGTGTACCCAAGGCCAGCACCGACAGTACCTCCAACAAGGGCTCCTACAGGACCTAAGACGGCACCAAGCATTGCTCCAGTGGCTGCTGGTGCAGCATCGGTTATGAATCCCGGTGTGGACCTAATGATACCTTTGAGTGCTGCTTTGCCGTAGTGACTGAGGTTCTGGCCGACTGAAGACCAGGTGTTCTCCAAAGGCGGAGCTTTCTCTGGTTCATAGGCAGGTTCACCACTCTGGGCTTGCAGAGGTAACTGCGCGGCCGCATTAAGTGTCTCAGAGATAACACCAGGACCGATAGTTCTCTCGGCGGTCCTCGCTAGACCTTGAGGGACATCGGCGAGACCTTGGAGTGCAGTGTCACCGAAGCTCTTGGTAGGGACTACATTGTTTTCTTCAGGTATTGTGTCCCACCAGGAGTTATCAGCTTGAGCAGCCTGTGAAGGTTCTTCAGGGACACTATCCCACCAAGAGTTATCTGCGACTGTCATTAAGGTTTCCTCTTAGTTTTACCATCGGGACCTATGACTAGGGTTCCTGAGGGTACTGCGTCCCATTGTTCCTTTGATTGGACTCTGACAGGCTGCTGAGACTGTTGTTGTTGCTGAGGCTGCTGTTCCTGCTGGAAGGATTTACTCCAGGTGTCGTACTGAGGTTGTAGGGTCTTGGTTCTGAAGTCAGACCATCCTTGTAGGTTGTTCTTGTATTTATCCTTGATATGCGGATTGTCGTCACCGAAGTTTCCAGGATATCCCTTGTCCATATTATTCAGGAGACCTGCATTTGTCCTGTAAGAAGCTTCGGCTTTATCCCTGACACGACCAAGAGTGTCATACAGAATTCTTGGGTCTACAGGTTTACCAGAGCCCAAAGCTTTCTCGATGCGCTCTGCATCTTTCTCACTCTGAGTCCCTTTTTGTGATGCTAGTTCTCTAAGTGCACCCTGGTTGAAGGTCGCAGCATAATCAGCCATAAGACGGCCTTCTTCAGAAGTGTCACCTAGTGCCGACTGTAGTTCCCAGCCTTTGCCCTTCACGAAGTTCGGCTTGAGTTTTCCTTCAGCAATGAGTTTCTGGAGTCTATTGGCATTCTCGACGGTCTGATAGTCAGTATCTACAGAGCTGGCAAGTTTCCCTGCCTTCTCATAGTCTCCAGGCCTCATAGGTTTGACTGCTGACTGGTCTTCTATAGGCTTACCTTGCTTGAGTTCCTGAGCCGATAGGCGAGCCTCCTGAGCCGATAGGCGAGCCTCCTGAGCCTTCTTGAAAGCCTCGGTTCTAACTTTTACTTCAGCAATTTTAGCCTTAGTAAGATCGGTCTTGCTTTGGTCAGGTGCATCAGGTTCCTTCTGTGCTTCCTGAGGCATGGGAACATACTTAGGTACACCGTCAGGACCCATAGTCACGAAGCCCTTACCGTTAGGAGCTTGGGTAACCTTAGGTTGCTGCTGTCGCTGTGCTGAGGTCGCCCGCTGTGCAAGGTTCCTAGAGAGAACCGCAGCACCCTCAGGGTTATCTCTAGCCATCAAAGCAGCCCCTACGGCCATCAGGCGGTCACCTATATCAGTTCCACCACCTTCTGTGCCCTGAACTCCGAGTTGCGACAGGAAGTCATTAGGCATCTGACCCTTGGTTTCTGTGAAGCCTTCAGAGGGAATCTGAGAACCTGCTTCGCTGGTAGTTTCTCCAGTCCACCTACGGACTGAGGCTTCATCAGGTTTAGCCCAGCCATAGGCAACTTTATCGCCTTCGTTACCAGCGACATACTGGATACCCCTGGTAGGGTCGATAGTTCCTGTAGCAAGACCTACGTGGCCCCCCACAGCGTTAGGACCTAAGCCTCTGTGGATATCGACAACATCGCCTTTCTGGACTCTCCCGTCAGTCACCGGAGAACCCCAGTTCATATATGAGTTGGCAACATTCGAACCTGAGCCTGGAATTCCGGCTTGCTTAAGGGCTGAGCCTACGAATGCGGCACACCACGGTGTCTTGGAAGGGTCCATACCTTGGCCACCTGTTTTGAGGTAGGTAGCAATATCGTTGGAGTTAATCTTTTCGTGGAGCCCAAGCTTGCTTATAGCACCATCGACAGCCTTAGCTGCTACTTGTGGATCATAGGGCATCTGGTTCTCACTTCTTCAAAAGACCACCAACAGCACCAATACCAGAGCCAATAGTGCTCAGAGTACTCGGTGTTGTTTTGGTAGTTTCTTTGGCAGTAGACTCAGAGCCCCAATTTTTATCACCTGTGATACCATAGTAGTTTGCTAGCTGGTCCCAAGCATAATTGGTGTCGTTGTCCCACTTGGCTTTACTATTGTCTATGACGTCCTGGGCCAGCTCTTGGTTACCTTGGGCACCCGCAGCACCTATACCGAGGTTATCAGCGGCTGACTTAATGCCGGAGGAGATACCTTGGTAGCCTGTGCTTGTGAGGGCAGAACCAAGGGAACCTAAGGAATCTAGGGACCCAAGTCTGTTCTTAGTATCGGTATTGGCTTGCTCTAGGCCTGTAGTCCAAGCCGAGTTGTTGTAGTCTGCACTCAGGTCCGCAGCTTTACGCCCAAGACCCTCACGGACTACACCATCCGATATAGCAGTTCTGTTACTGTTGATAGACCCTGATCCCGCAGCACCACGGTAGAGACTAGGAAGTGTCTCGTTGGATGCTGTGCGAAGGGCATCACTCATGGATGAGTCTACAGCACCAGAGACATCAAAGCCTTGGCGATACTTATTAGCGGCGTCGATGTTACTCTGGACCGAGTCATCACTAAGGTAATCTTTGTAACCGCCAATAGCACTATTAGAGGCGTCCTGTCCTGAAGTAGCTGTTCCTGAGGCACCAGTAAGCAGATTGTTTACTGCGGTGTTTCCAAGGCCCTTATAGAAATCAATAGCGGCCTGGTTAGCATCATACTGGTCTTGGTTAGGCTGAGCTATGGTGTCACCTTGGTAAGCACCTTTGTTTATCGCCTTGTCGTAAGTACCTTTAGCCTGCCCCCAAGCGTCTATAAGATATGGTTGCTGAGCGGACCAAGGAGCTGTAGTAGACTTACTGTCTGTAGTTTTCGAGCCACCAGAGCCCATGATTAATCCTTATCAAAATTAATGTAGCAGTAGATCGGTCGGTTGGTACCATCTGTACAAACAGCGGTTATTAGTTCACTGAAGCCAAACTTAGTGACGAACTTATGAAACTTATGGTCCGAGACTTCACCATGACAAAAAGTGTACTTAGGAAGCTTCGGTATAACTTCAGTGACCCATAGTGACTGGAGTTTCCTAAGTACACTAGGTGTCCATACGGTTATATCTAAGTGAATGAAGACCAGTAATTCACCTATTCCGTTGACTTGAACATAATTTATGTCAACCTGAAATTCCTGGTGTTCTAGAATAGCGAACCTAGGGTACTGAATAGCGATGTTGTACAGTGGTCTCATAGTGGCGGTGATCCGATGTAGACCTGAATTTGTTTTATAGCCTCTATGATCTGATTTAGAGTCACCTGGATAGCCTGTAACTCAGTATCATAGTATCTCTTGAGAGAATCAGGGTCTTGCGGCGGGTTCTTCTTGATATACGGCTTTATGGTCTTGGCAGCCATAGTTTACCTGCGTCCTATAGGTTCGACATCAAGGTCAAAACCAGTGATACTGAAGTCGTCCAGACCAGAATAGACTATTTTATATGAGATAAACCTACCAGGAACTGTAAAGTCCACCTTATAATGGGTCTGAGCATCATATGTCCACGGTCCCTGATAAACAGGAGGGTGAACTCCAGCATAATCAGTACTACCGACATAAAAATCCACAGTCCCAACCAGAGTAGCATACGTCCCTTCAGGGTAAACACTCGTAATTACCTTATAACTAGCAGTTTCTGGTGTTACTTGTTTTAAGTTGAGGTCCAGACGTTCCACGACCATAGGAGCATTAGCGTCTAAGTCATCTATCCCGGAGTCATAAGGGTTATTTGGTCTTACAAAGGCTCTCATAGCCGCTGGAATAGCAGGAGTGTCCTCGTTGACCATGATTGTCACAAGGTTACCTGTGGCACTGATGGAATCATAGGACAGATTCATGGCGGAATATGTCGTCCCTAGACCTAGGTAATAGTCGTAACTAGGGGAAGCATTGGTGGAACCACTGGCACCATACTTGACATATGGTAAATCGTAGAAAGTCCAGGTATCAAAAGAATAGTTGTAGACAGCGGACCTGTTGCAACCAGGGTAACTGCCGTCAACCAAGGCTGGATAATGGACACGACTATCGTTAGACACATAGCAGAACCCAATCTCTTTGTCATGGTCATCATGGTAGACAAAGAACTGGTGTCGCTGAGTGTACTCTATGTTACTGAAGATAGCATCACGAATGGTTCCCATGGCTATTGATTTGAACTTCAAGCCATCATGGGACCATATGTCCGTGGAACCAAAAACATAGTGATTATTGTTGACCGAGACACCACAGTTGGTGTTGATCATACCGTAACTGTTGAATAACGGGGAGAAACTATAGATCAAGTCATCCTGAGTAGGAGTCATGATCCAGGTTTCGTGGTTAGAATACAGGATCATAGAACCACGAAGGTTCAGACCATCAACCAGCGGTTCTGAGAGGTCAGTTAAGAGGTTTTCAGTGGCACTGTTAGAAGGGCCAGCTATCCAGGTAGCCGGAGGTGAACCGAAGACACTGAAGTCTGAAGTATTGACCTCGTTTGAATAGTTGATACCATCTTTGGTGACATTGATAGCGACTAGTGCAGGACCTAAGGACCTAAGTGACTGGCAGGTCCAGCCTGCGGGCCAATCAGGAAGATAGCTGAAGTTGTCATCCAGGGTATAGAGATACCAAGGTACTCTATCAGACCTATTGAGGAAGACCATACCATTCATGATGCAGCTAGTGTAAGTAGATTCTTGGGCTATAGGCGTATAGCCTGAGACACTAACATCAACCTCGGATGACGTAAGGTGACCTCCGTTAGCGGTCCAAGCGATGGTACGACCATCAAGAGTACAAATGATACTCTTGTAGATACCAGTGCCTGTCTGTTGTCTATAGGACAGGAGGTACCTGGGGTCTGCGGCTACAGTGAGTGGCCCACCCATCTTGAAGATATTACCTCTAGAAGTACCATCAGACTCAAAGCGGGCATTCTGTGCCCATGAGACAACATTGGTGTCTAGAAGTGATGCTGCATAGTCGGTGTTGACCCCTTGTTGACCTAGGTTAACGATAGGATACTTCATTCATATCCTCATGATAGCAATCAAAGAGTAATACACCGGGACTATGGATACTGCGGCTACTGAGCCGGTGTGACTATGGGCAGAACCAGAGCCTGTGTTCTGAACAGTGATGCCGGTACCAGAGTACTGCGCAGAAACACCTGTGTACTGCGTCATACCTCCGTAGGCACCAGCACTGGGGTACGGCTGGACAGACTGTGCAGAAGCACCAGCGGCAGCAGCATTAGTGAAGGCGTTATCGTGAGAATGACCGGGGTCAGTGATACCATGGGTATGCGTAGGGTCACTGACGGTATGTGAGTGGATCGGGAGTTCAGCCACTGTCAACACATGGCCATCCACGGTAAGAGCGGGGGTTACCGAAGCTGCACCGCCAGTCGTATCTACAGGACGTAGGGTACCTGCGATTGCTAGGAACTTGTCTCGCAGGTCAGGAGGTGTGATGTTTCCCGAGCCATCAGTCTTAGGGACTGCAATTCCGTTACATGAGGTGTAGCCTGATGGGATAGGCCCCTGTAAAGCAGACCAAAAGATGATACCTCCGACAGGGATAATACCATAGCTCAGGTCAGTCTGTGTTTTAGTTACAGGACCAGTCAGGTTAGGGAAAGTAGTCTTCAAGACAGACTTGATAAGACGGAGGTGTGCCGCAGCTTGGCCTACAGGGTCTGTATTAGGCGGGTTAGCTGCATTTAGACCGGAGATGTAGCTTGCAGTTTCAATGGACATGTTAGCCTTGTACTTAAGTTGACTTAAGTTGACCTAAGTTAGACCGATGAAGTAAAGACCTTACGGTGTTTAACATCGGTTACTTAGGTAACTAAGGTAGTTTTTATAAGACCAATAATAGTAGGACTTAGGGTAACTAAGGTGTCTGTACTTATGTGAGTTATGGATATCAAATTATATTACTAGTTATTAGTAATAGTAGATCCGAAGTAAACCTTAGTTACTATAGTAAGACAATGGTAACGTATGTAACATAGGACTATCCTCCTATAGTCATACCCCCTATCTTCTATCTTCATAGGGAAGGGTTAGGGTTAAATTGGGGGTCATAAGTTACTGATAGTATTAGCTAAATTTTCTATGGTAAAAATAGGGGGGTCATAAGTTACTGATAGTATTAGCGAAATTGCCATCTGGTCAAATTGGGGTATTTTGTGGGGGTATTTCATAGGGAAACGGGGGTTACATAGGGTACCTCGAGGCAGGAGGGACCCATGAAACGGGGGGAGACTTAGGTTAACGTGAGGAAACTCAGGTAGTTGAACAACAACAACACCCTTAAGCTGACATTTTGAAACTATCATCACTTAATATTTACACAGGGTCCTCCGGCCACTAGGAGGGACCCGCTGTTAACCACGGCCACCCGTTTCGCCCGCAGCTAACCCGTTGTAATCACTAAGTCTCTTGTATGTGTGTGTGCAGAGGATTAATAGTCCTCTGTAGTCCGAGGGTGACTGATAGTGACGTGTGAGCCCGGGAAATCTTGGGTAACTGCGGGGACATTAGGGGTGTTATAATATAACATCAAGCGTCCAGTGTACCGATCGTTCTTTGTGTGAGAGACCTTAAGTTAGCCATAATAGTCTACAACGTCAGTAGACTATTTGTCACTCCACGTCACCGCAATTTTTTCTTTCGTCCCTTCGGTCCTCACCCCAAGTTTTCTCTTGACATCTGATACCACATGGCGTACATTAGCAACAGAGGACAACGGGAGGCAC